TGCCAGTGCTGATATCACCTTTGTGCAACCAACCAACAGCGACAGGGCGACCGGCGTCAATTTCGGCCTCAATCAAATCAGCCGTGCCGTCTTGGATGAACTCCGATTTGATGCCAAGGCTTTCAAGCGCTCTGACATGCACCCACAACTCTTGCGATGGGCCAAAGCGACTGCGGACCTTGTCGTATTCCTGCCCTGATGTGACAAGCACATAGTGCCCAGCAACCATTGCAACGGCTGCGGTAACGCACTTGTCGATCCCGTCGATGAGATCAAGCTGGTGATAGTAAGGAGTAGGCAGGTAGGTGTATTTGCCTCCTGCCTTCCACAGTTCCACCCACGTTGCCTTGTGATCTAAAAGGTGTGGGGGCAGCTCCTCCTGCAACTGCTGAATAGCAGCTAGTTGGTGGCTATTGCCGGTGAAGTACTTGAAAAACGAATCAAGTCTGACCATGGCAGTAGCAAGCCAATCAAGCATCGGCTACTGGCTTTTGTGCCGTAAAAAGGTTGGCCTCGATGAAGTCGACCATGCGGTCATCAACGGTGTTATCAGTTTTTGTTGCCAGTGCACGCAGTAGATCAATCACCAACTTCTTGACTGCATTGGACTGCAGAAAGCGAAACAGGACGGGACGGACAAGTGCGATCATCATTTGTCAGCTGATACTCCAACTCTAGTGCGAATTTTTAGGACCTTCCAGCCGTGCCACAGCAGCCTCAAGATCACGTAAACGACTAAATACTTCAGCGTCACGACTCTTCATGTCGGTGTGCAAAATATTGAGGCGGGTGGCCACGTTTTCAACAGCAGCGGTCAGTCGTATAACAGCGTCTCTGCTTTCAGTAGCTCGGCGGCCATAGTTCCCGAGTCCCACTGCCGCTACCGTTATTGAGGCACCAGTCACGGCTGCCAAAATCTCCATCATTGGCCGCACCCTAACGACGACATCATGGCCGCAGAAGACAAACAAGACCACGAATCACATTCGCGATTAGGCGATGTAGTGAAGATCACGCTGCTTGGGTGGTCCATGGCAATTTTAACTGCGAATTATTTGGGGGTTTTTAAGCAATCACTTGATCCCACCTACCCAGCATCAATTCTTTCGGGAACAGCCGCCAGCTTTGGATTAGCTGTAGGTAGCAACCGCAAGAAAAAAGAAGAACCTAAAGTGCAGGACAAAGACGCCCAAAAATGAAACGGCTTCTCGCTCTCGCCGCCATCTTTGCCGCGGCCCCTGTCGCAGCGCAAACTGTGACGCCTACTTGGTCGTCCGGCTCCATGCAGAGCACGACTACTACAACCCAAACTGTTACTGAAACAATCCAGCACCAGATTTACGGGTCTGAGCTGGCAACCTATACCGGCGAAAACGTCACCCCAAGCGCCGCAGACATCACCAACACCTCGACTACATGGGACGTTCACACCGCCGGCGATCCGTTCAGCTTGGAGATCACTACCAGGGCGGCCAACACTTTGATCGAGCAAATCGACATCGACCGCACCATCGAAACCGATTCCACCACCACCTCGCTCAGTGTGTTCTCGCAATAACGCTGGCGGCACCTGCGGCGGCTGAGACAACTAACAACTCAGCGCCGCGTGCTGCAGCTACCAGCAACAACACCAACCAGAGCGTCCAATTCAATAACAACGGCGCCCCAAGCAGGCAGCACTTTGGTGCTGGTCACAGTTGCAATGGGGCAACGCTGGTCATGACGCCCTTCTATCTAGAGGGGCACTCGGATCCGATGCCGGGCGATGACTACAGCCGGATGCAGAACACCGGGGCACAGCTCAGCATCAACATCCCGCTAGACGGCTCCATCACCGAGATGTGTAAGGAACTAGCCCGCAAGCGGCTTGAAGCGGAAGAGCACCAGCTGCAAAAAGACAAGCTTGACTACCACCTAGTCCGGGCACTGAAGTGCGCCGAGCTGTACGGCAAAGGGTTCATGATCCACCCCAAAGCAGAGCTTGCTTACATGTGCTCGGATGTTGTCTCGATCGACGTGTACCGGGATTCGCTGCCAATTAGTCGTCGTGGTGATGATTGAGAACACGCTTGATTCCAATCTGGAACACAGTTTTTAGCGGTTTGACTAGCTGCTGAGCGGCAAGCGTCGCTCCAACAGATGCCATCGCAGCTGCACCAGCCGTCACCGTCGCAACGGTCAAAACTTCAGCGCTTGGCAGTGCAAATTCCAGCGGAGTCCCAGGCACAGTGACCGTCGTGGTCTGCTCTTTTACCTGCTCGATCTCGGGCGGATTTAGCAGGTTGTCTATTGTTTTCTGTTGTGCGTTGATGTTGTTGTTCAGTTGCTCGATCTGCTTTTGAAGCCCTTTTACCGCTTCGCGAGCAGCTGGGTCTTCCGCTTTCGGAGGTTCCGGCGGCGGCTTCGGTTCGACTTTTGGCGGAATCAACAACGGGTGCGATGGCGCAGGAAACACCGGCACCGCAATTTGCATTCGCGGCAGATCAAGCGGTTTCGGCAAATTAAAAGAGGGAAGGGGTAGCGGCTCCATTCAGCTTGCCCTTGATTTCCTCTTCAATCTTCTCAGTGACTTGGCCGGAGATACGCTCCATGCTTTCGTCCATAACCTTGTCGAACTGCAGGTAGCTGATCACCAGCGCTGCGGTCATGGAGCCGCTGAGTAAAAAGCCGGTGACGGCCATCAGGTCAATGATCCTTCGCATTGAGGATTGCCTTCTCGTTGGCGTATGGTTCGACTGTAAAGAAGTCGATGGCATCCTGCACATAGGGCACCAGCCAGTCAGGTGGCCAGCAGTATTGCCAGTTGGCGGGTTTCATGCAACCGAGCACAACAGTCCGCCAAAACGCGCCCGCATAGTTGCGCGTTACTAGAGCTTGCTCCCACCACTGAACAAAAAAGGGCCGCCGAAGCGACCCCTGGGGTTGGTGTGCAGCCAGTATGGCGTCAAAAGGTGTACTTGGAACCCACCTTCAGACCATACGAAACATCGGAACCTTCGAATTTGGAAGCCGAAACTTCTGCGTACAGGTTCATGTGGTCAGAGACCTTGCCGCTCACGCCGGTCTTACCAGCCACGCCCCAGTCAGCAACGCCAGTGCCGGTAGCGAGAGCAGGACCAGCCTGGATGTAGAAAGGACCGGACTCAACACCCAGATCGATGTTCAGGGTGCCGCCCAGGCTGGTCGCACCAGAGAAGCCTTGGTTGTACTCGGGGTTCACATAAAACTTGGTTTCAGCCTGAGCTTCAGCAGGGGCGATTGCAGCACCCATGGCGGCACAGGCAACAGCAGCAAAAGCAGCTTTAAACATTTGGAGTGTCGTAACACAACATCTCCGAAAGTTTACTGGTGTCGTCTATGTGGGCGGTTGATCAACTGGATCCTCAAATGGATCCCGTCCACCACGGCAAATAGCCACCGCCCGACGATAGAAAAATGAATCTGTTTTACCCGCGTCTTCCAGCACTTGTTTGATCTTGTGCCAGTTGTCGCGGGTATGTTGATCCACTTATTTGCCCTGGCCGCGATACTTCTTCCTACCGTGGCTGGGTTTTGAGTGTTGCCCGTTGCCTTGACGGGTTTTCTTCGGTTTTCCAGGGCGGTGTTCAACCCGCCCCAGTGCCGTTTTTGACCTGACAACCATTACCAGGGCACGCCGTTAGCTTTGGTCGGCGCACGCTGCTCATCAATTTGAGCCTGGAGCGCGTTCTGAATCTCAGCAACTTTTTCGTCGCCGCCGAGTTTCTCCTTGACCCAAGAAATGCACTGCTCTTGCGTCACGTCGGCATACGGAATCATGCTGTCAGGGTCAGCAGCATCAAGTCCAACGGAGCCATACGCGCCACTGGAATAGGTGCCGTCGTTGGCGTTGACGGTGTAATGGCAGATGAAAATTTCGCCATTCTCAGTGCGTCGCTCCAGGGTGTTGATGCCCCAGGTAAACACTGTGGTCGGAGTAGCTTCAGGCATTGGATTAGCCAGGTCTGTTGAAGGTTAGTAGATCTGCAACCTGTTGGGAATGGCCGGTTGCCCGCATGAGTGATTAGAGAGTAGGACTACGCGCCCTTGAGTGCTGCTACTTCGGCTTCCAAAGTTTCGATGCGGGTTTGCGCCTCTTGCAGCGCCTTGATTGCCATCCACATCATCTGTTGTTCTTTGACGCCCATGCGGACGATCTCTTCAACAGCAGGAGTAACGACGTTGCCGTCATCGTCAAGAACTGCATCCGCAGCATTTTGCTTAACCCAATCAGTAATTACTTCAGGGCAATGCGGAGCAACTTGCTGAGCAATAACGCCGTAGCGTTTGTCGTCTGTGTCAGCGTCTTCGTTGTAGTGGAACTTTTTAAGATCCCAATGCTTCAGGCAGCTCCAAGTGCTATCAAGCGCTTCGATGTTTTTCTTTTCACGCTCGTCGCAAAGGTTGACATCGTTTGATTGGTAGTTAGCCAAACCACCGTTAGAACGAACAATAAATCTAGTAGCAGTGGAATCGTTGCAATATAGAAACTCGTTTTGAGTAGTGTTTGGAGTAGCTGCGTAATTTATTTGCAGACCGAAATTATTTCCTGCCGTTGTGCTAGTGTGCTGAATCAGAAAACGGGAAATAGTGTCCCAAGCAAAGTTGTATCCAATTGCGGACGCATAGTTTCCCGTAGTAGTAGCGCGAAGAAAACCATCATTGGTAATCCTCATCCTCTCGGAAGCTGTTGCACCTGTCGCAGCAGTCCAGAAAGTTAGAGCGTCTCCGTAGCCATAAACACGCGCTTTTGAAGCATCAGCTAGCATATGAATGCTTACTTGATCTCCAATAGCTGATCCAGCAGCACGGGAAAGATAAAAACCATTAGTTCCGCTTGTGTTCGCAATATGTAACTGGGCTAATGGATCTGATGCCTTAATCCCCACGTTGCCCGAGCTGTCGATGCGGACTTTTTCAGTCGCACCTGTTTTTAACAAAAGCGGATGCGCTGTCGTGGTGCCAATGCCCATTGCACCAGTACCGTCATAATCAATAGAAAGATTGACGGCTTGATCAATGCGCCCAAATTGAGCGACTTCACTGCTGCTGGTGCTTCCAGTTAGGAAACGAGCGACATTAGTTGCGCCAGTACCTTTGCAATCAAGTAAATACCCAGGACTCGTCGTGCCAATCCCTACACGCTGTGACTGATCAATAGTTAAAGCAGTTGTTGTATTAGTGCCTAAATGCAGAGAGTGGCTTGAGCTAGAGCAAAGAATAGATGAATAAGCAGAAGCACCTATCAAAAGACTTGAACCCGTGCTTGATTCAACCCCTAAACGACAAGAACCAGTGCCATTTTGAGAAGCTACAAGTGCATAGTTCGTTCCAGTAGATGAGGCTACTCTGAGTGATCCTGTGCTTGCGCTAACATCTACGGTTGCACCAGGACTGCCAGTCCCCACACCCACCTTGCCTGTCGAGTCAATAACCAGGCTGTTAGATGGTGCGCTACCGTTAAAAGCAACAGCAGGGGAGCCACTGGTGCCGCCGCCAATGTGGCTTAGCTGTCCGGTGGACGTGATGCGGAAGCGTTCGTTGTTGCTGGTGCCTAATACTAAAGGAATGGCCGTAATCGACTTAACTGTTACTTGAGTATCAGCTGTAAGACTGGCAACTAGGGCTCCTGCGATCCTCTGCTCAAATGTTGAGCCACTAGCTCCATTTTGAACAAGATTGTTGTAGCCAGCATAATTTGTTGGAGATGCGCCAATTCCGACGTTGCCCGAGCTATCAATAAACAACCTGCCCGTGCCAGCGGTGGCGAATCCAAGCTGGTTCGCACCAACGCGGTACATCCCCGTATCTTTGTCAGCGTCGAAGGCAAACGCGGGCGCAGCAGCAGTACCCGCACCAGCATTCTCCAGCAGGTCGGCAATCGTGACCTTCTTCGTCTCGTCAGCGCTTACGTCAACAATGGCGAGGACATCTGTAGAAGCTGGATCTGTAAAAGCATTCAGATCCGTGATCTTGATGTTGGCCATTGATGTCGCTCCAGTACAGGAATCTTAGGCGTGGCTTAGGTCTTGATACAAGCCAGCAGTTTGATTAGGCGTATTCCCAAATACGGATCATGCCGGAACCACCAGCTCCTCCAGCTCCAGTGGCTCCACCGCCACCTCCACTCCCATTCAAACCTGCACTTCCGGCTCCAGTTGTGGCACCAGCTCCGCCACCTTGGAAATAAGATCCACCACCTCTGCCACCTGCCGTGCCAAGGCTTGCCGCTAAGCCTGATTCGCCATAACGGTTGATGTCACCGTTAACTGGAACAGATTGTGAAGTTGCTCCGCCGTAAGCAGTAAGTGTTGTTGCTCCGACCGCAAATGTCGTGTTGCCACCGTCGCCACCAGCAAAGCCTTGGGCACCTGCAGTCCCACCAGCACCGATTGCGTATGTGTAGGAGGTTGATGCCGTAACGGTGAAAAACCTTGCGCAAAATCCCCCTGCTACGCCGCCAGCGCCTTCGGTAAATCGGAAACCACCAGAACCACCCTGTCCGCCGCCAACAATTTCAACGTAAATCTTGGTGCAATTTGCAGGCGTTGTGTAAGACGTTCCGGAGGTCAAAAGCTGAGGGTTGCGGAGCAATCCGCCACCTGTTATCGGAGTCCAGCTGACATTTGTCCCATCAGTTGTCAGATATTCGCCGCTGTTGCCGGTCTGACTAGGCAGCAACGCATTGATTGCCCCCGTCGCAGTGGTTTGACCTGTGCCGCCGTTAGCAATGGGGGTTACGTTGCTTTCGGAATTAGCAATCTCAGCATCGACGTATTGCTTAGTCGCTGCGTGCAGGTTTGCTGTTGGGTCGGCGTCAAGCGTCAGCGTTCCAGTCAGCGTGCCACCAGCCAGAGGCAGATAGGTGCTAGCCGCAGTTGCAGGTTGCAGATAGCGTGCATCGCCAGCAGCTTCCGTAATGCCCAACGGGTCAACACGAACAAAGCTGCTGCCGTCGTAAACCTTCAGCTCATCAGGTGTTTGGCTGGTATCAAGCCACAACTGACCCAGCACGGGGCTAGCGGGTTGCGTGCCACTCGGATTTGTAATGACTGCCGAGCTAGGCAGAAAACTGACCAGCGACCAAGCTGCGCCGTTGTAGATCTTCAGTTCCGGCGGGTTGTTTGATGTATCAACCCACAGCTGGCCGTTTGCTGGTGATGTCGGAGTTGTTGACCCTCGCGTGGTCCCGAACGCCAGCAACGCCAAACCGAGATTTTCAGCCGTAATGCGCTTGGTCTCAGTGGCGCTGATGTCAACAAAAGGCACCAGGTCGCTTTCGACCAGGGTGTTTGCTGAGGTCAGCTGGGATATGCGACGGTCAGCCATTAGTAGCCAATCACTGTGATGTCAACCAGCCCGTCTGTATCGGCTCCGGCGGCATCGAGACACCTTATCGTAACTGAGGTCGTGGTTTTAGCTGTGACGAAAGCAGTCACCGCATCCGGGTAAGTGGCATTTTGAAGCGCGGTGATTTGAACGCTGGAGATTTCACGGAAGGTTTTGCTCAGGTTGACTTGTGAGCCGCTTCCAGCACCACTAATCACCGCGTCGTTGATTTTTTCAATCACGTCGGGATAATCCAGCTCGGCGGTCAGTGCAGTGATATCGCCCTTAGTAATGCCATCCGGTGATTTGAAGGTCGTCTCGACGCGGTACACATCACCGAGCAACCGTTCGTATGGGGCGTAAGGGTGAACAACGCCGCCTTCCGCCAACTCCGTGTTGGTGTAAAACCGCTGTTCAGCCAACATCCCAAACGCATCGCCATTGACTGCATACGTTCCAGTGGCACTACCGCTAAGCGTGATTGCGGTGCCGCCTTGGGTAGCAGCAATCCTGAACACAGTGCTAGTTAAATCAGTTGCAACAACGTGATAGGTCGTGCCAGTTGAAATGCCTGGCAAAGTGTCGTTAGTAATGAACTCCAAGGTGTCATTCACCACCAGCAGGTGAGGGATCGTTGTGCCGTTTCGCTGTAGTTGGAAGCTGCTGGTAGCAACATCAATCACCACGGGGGTGTCTTCCTGCAAGAGCTGGTCGTCAGTATTGACGCCATCAGGCTCCTGCACCAGCACCATGTCCGCACCAGTCAGTGCAACCAACTTGTGCTGGTACGTTGCCGTCGCAGTAGTGCTCAGCAGCAGGTTGCTTTCAGCTTCGTTGTTGTCAAAGTTCCAAGTGAAAATGCTGTCTCGGCCTGCATCGGTCTGGACTAAAACGCCGCTTCCGTTGACTTCACAGTTGTTGTAGTTGCCAACCCAGGTGTCAGTGCCGCCTTGATTGCGAGCATCAATCGTTGCAACTGAGTTGCTGATTGGTGGAGCGCCGATATTGACCAGCACAAAGGCAGGCAGGTCTGAGCGCCAAGCGGTCTGGTCAACAGACTTCACCATCACCACCCACTCGTCCGTGTCAAACAGGCTGGTTTCAAACCACTGCTGTTGAGCAGAAAGACCGCCGGATGTCAGCTCAATGCCCGCGCCCCAAGTGGCAGACAAGTCGAGGCGTGTCTTGAGGTCTGCGGGACCAGAAATGT